TGGACTGCATAATTAGCAGAAGTAATATCTCTCAATCCACCTGTTACAGCAAACATCATATTCAATGCTTCAGCTATGTCTTGAGTAGCTTGACTAAATCCATATGTTAAAAATTGAGATACTTCTTGTATTTCTTCTGCAACTGCTTGAACTACTGTATCTCCATTAGCTCTGATTCCTTCAGCAAATTGTTTATAATATTCCCCTCCATCAAAATATCCTCTTTCACTTATAAAATCTTCCATTTCTGAAAATTTATCATCAGCAGCATCGATACCAGATTGAGCCATATCAATCATAGCTTTTTCTAAAAATCCATGATTATCTTCCACACCATAAGCAGCACCTTCTGCCATTGGCTTACCAATTTCTCTTGCAACTAACATAGATGGGTTTACTACATCAAGAAAAGCTTTTGATTCTTCAATTGCATTTTCCATACCAGAAACTAATGCTGCACCTATTTGTGCTTGACGCTCTTGTATACCAATTAAGATACCTTCAGAAGTAGCATTACCTAAAGCAAGACCTTGAGCTTGTGCTTTCGCTTGCTCTTCAGTTGTAAGACCCATGTCAGCTGCATCTTTAGGTCTCATTCTTTGTAGCAATCCTTCAGCAGTTGCTATTGCTGCTGGGTCTCTTAAGAAGTCTTGTAATATTGATTGAGCAGCTAATCCTTGAGATGCAATGTCTTTAGCTAACATTGGTGCAATTGATGCTAATCTTCTAACATCTTTATCAAATTTAGAAAGTTGGAAACTTTTTATTGTAAGTTCTTCTAACATAGCTCTGACGCTTTTTCTCATACGTTTTGGTAAATCGCTAAATATTGTAACTGCATTGCTTGCAGATTTAGCAAGTGTTTCATTTAAGGCTTTTTCAAACTTGGTCATTTCAAATTCCAATAAGCCAAGACCTTCTAGTTGTTTTTTAGCTTCTTCTAGTTGTTGTTCGTGTAATTGATTTTCTGCCATCATTACAGTTTTAATTAACTCTTCTCTGTTCATTGTGTGGGCATTTAAATCTTGAGATATAGCATTGTTCATTCTTAAGAATTCAAATCTTTCAATTAATGCTTCATTTTGCATTTGCATAAATGTAGACATTTTAGCTTGATTACCAACTTGTCGGTTATCAGCTATTATAGGGTTACCGCCCTTACCTCTCATTTGACTAAATACAGTGTCGAGGAAAACCATATTTTCTATAAAATCAGTTAAACCTTGAGTTGGATTTGTTCCCAATAAAGCTTCAGGAATAAGACCTAATTCTTTTGTTCTAGTAATAACTCCTGAACCCATAACATATTCTTCAACTTCTTGGAATACTCTTATCATTCCATTTCCAGCATCTTCAAACTCTACATTTGTAGCATTGAAAAGCTCTTGAGTAAAGTTGCTAATTCCACTTTGCTTTAAAAATTCTTCTGCACTCAAACCACCAAAATCAAAGTTACCTTTTTCTAGTGATTTAATGAATCCACCAGCACTGTCTGTAAATATAGTTCCTATCATGCTGTCAAGCATTCCAAAGTCAACCAATGTATCAAACTGGTCTATATATGCTTCTAAAGACATTCCTTGTTGCTTAGCTAATTCTTGCATTAATTGAAGTTGACCAGCTCCAAAGTTATTAGCTTGAGTTCCAAAACTTTCATCTAATGCTGAAAATAATTGTATTGCTATATCATCAGCACTATCAAAATCAAAATCATTTAGCATTGCTCCAAGTTCTTGTTGTATTACTTTTGTAAAGTTTTTACTTTGTACTGCATCAAATCCCATTGATTTAAATATTGCTTCAAATCTTTTTTCAACATTTTGACCTTGTGCTGTTGTATCAAATAATAATGTTTTACCAAGTTCTTGTTCAGCTTCTCTAACTTCTTCAGACTTCATTGCATAAGCTCTAGTTATATTGTCTATTTCGTCTTCAATAACTTTTATTATTTCTGTATTAGGTTTTGCTTTAGCTAACTCTTTGTCTAATGCTTTTTGTAATTCTTGTAAACGTATTTCTTGGAAATCTAAGTCTTTTGTTACTTCATTAAGTGCATTAATTTCGTTAGATATTTCTTTTATAGCAGCAGCAGTTTTCTTTGCTTCTTCCTGTAATTTAAAGAAAAATCCAAATACTGCTGTCATTAATATCATAGAACCAAACATAGTAACAAGACCCATAATGGCAGCTTTAAGACCATTTATTACAGCAGTTAAACCAGCAGAAGCTAATTTAAAACCTTTAGAAAATGCAATAGATTTTTGTAATGCTGCATTAATACTTATTAATGTTTTTCTTTTTCTAAGTAAAGCACCAGTAACACCACCAATAACATTTAATAAAGCCTGTAATCCTTTATGTAGTCTTGCAAATCTTTCCATAGACTTCATTGCATTTTTTCCAGCATTAGCAGCACTGCCACCCATCATTTTTAACTTAACAGCAGCTTTATCGTAGACTTGACTATTTTTAGCAATATCTTTCGCTTGTGAACCAGTATCTGATAAGAATTTTTTAAATTTTTCTGTTAATGCATCTAAACCTTTATTAAATCCAGCAAAGGCACCCATAGCAAGTTTTTTCAAACCTTGACCAAGTGACATTAATGTTGAACTTACAAAAGCACCGATAGTTATAGCTAAGTTTTTAAACATTAGTGCAGTTTTTCTAACACCAGAATCTAGCATTTTAAATGCCTTTGAGTTTTTCAAACCAATTGCTAATTTTTTACCAAAATCTAATGCCATTTTGCCCATTTCAAACATAGCAATACCAAACCTTTTAGCTGTTTCTATTATTAAGAAACCAGGCAAACTGTTTTTAAAAGCTACTCCTAATTTTGAAAGCAATGAAACTAATTGATTAAATCCTGTTTTTAGTTTTGCTGGTAGGCTCATAATTAATTCACCTAAACCTACAAATGCATCTGCCATTCTTGTAACAAACATTCTTATCATTTCAATAGGCATTGATTCCATAATACTTGATTTCAACCTATTAAAAGCACTACGAATAACTGCTATTCCTTCTCTAAGGTTCATTAAAAAGTGAGATTTAAAGAATTTAATAAAAGTAAACAATTCAATTTGTGCAGCTTTAAATTCTAAAAATGCATTTTGTATTCTTAATTTAAAATTTTTAAGTCTTAATCCAACGTTTTGCAATAGACTTCGGAATATTTTAAGTCTAGCTTGCATCAAAAATAATTGAGTGAGGAACTTCTCAAAAGCTTTACTATTAATTAACATCTTCATGAATTTTATAAGTCCAATCTTTGCTTTTTCTACACCAGCTGTAAATTTTCCTCTTAATACCTGACCAAATCTAATAATTCCTTCTAATGCTTTATCCATACCATTAATAAATTTAGTACTTATAAATGAAGTAAACTGTTGTATTTTTTCTAATAAAAATTTACCTATGGCTTCAGCAACTTTAGGTATAGCTTTAAAGAATTTAGTACCTAATTCAATTGCAGACTTTCCTATCCATTTTAAAAACTCAGCTAAAGGACCAAACAGTTTTGATAGTGCTTCAAATAAAGTGCTTAATTTAGCAATTAATTTGTCCAATATCTTTGTTAAAAAGTCTAATGATGATGAAAGAAGTTTCGCTATTTGGTCTCCAAACATAAACCCTCTAAACAATTCTTTAAATGCTTGTGTTGCTTTATTAGTTCTGCCAGTTTTTTCAAAATCTCTTTCTTGAAGTAATTCTTTTCTTTCAGATTGCAATGTACCTAGCTCTTCTGTTTGGTCTTTATTTAATTTACCTTTTTTTCTTTTTTCAATCATCAAAGCTTCAATTTTGGCTTTATTAAGTTTTAATAGTTCTTTTGTAGATTGTTGATAAAGTCTGTTTTGAATTTTTGCTGCGTTATTGTCTTCTACAGTTTCACCAGTTAATTTATTTTGTGCATCTGCATTTTTTATCAATTCATTACGTATTTCATTAAGTCTCGCTTTTTTTTCATCACTTACAACTTTATCTACATTACCAAATTCTTCTGTAGCTAAAATTAATCCATCAATATGTGCAATTAATTTATCAACATCCATAACCATGTCGCTATAAACTTCTTTACTTACATCGTCCAATCCATTCAATTCATTTTTAATATGTTTTAAAGCATCAATATTATGCTGATGTTCGGTTCTTGCATTTTTAAGGTCATTGGTAAGTTCTTTAAAATTACCCTCACTATCCAAGGATTTTAACAAAGTGTTATAATCGCTTAAGAGTTTTTTCTGTTGCCTTCCTAGTTCAAGGTGTCGTTTTAATTCTTCATTTGATATTTTTAAATCTTTAGCAATAGCAGATTCGTCCATTCCACTTCGTTTCATTTTATTAATTTGACTAGCCATGTTTAATGAACTATCTGGGTCTTTTTCAAAACCTTGTACCATAGCACGTAAACCTTCTGCTCCTTGGAATTGTCCTGGTTTTGCAAATCCTTGAGTTTCAGCTTTAGTAATTATATCTTGAAATTTATCATCAAACTCTAAATTTTTAGATTCTAACTTTTCAGATATAGTAGCAATTTTCATAAAAGACTTTTCTGTATCTTTTGCATATTGAGTAATATTTGCATGCTCATCGTCAATTTCACTTGCTATGTCTGCTCCTGAAATATCCCCTTCAATTTTTCCAAGGTCTTCAAAAATTCTTTCAAAACTTGTTAAGGTTTGGTTATCTATACCAAAACCATCTTCACCAACCAATTTAGTTTCAAAATTTGCACCAGTTCTTCCTATTTCATCATCAGCAAATTTTAGAAATTCATCTTTTAACACTGCAGTTTCTTCTTTATCAGCTTGTACAATCTTTGATGATTTAGATTTTGTTGCGTTAATTTTATCTTCTTCGTTTTGTAATTCTTTTGCTTGAAGAATAAGTTTTTCAAGTTCTAATTGGTCTGCTTTATTTTTAGCAATTTTTTCTTGAGTCCCTAGTTGTTCAATTAATTCAACATCAATAGCTTGTAATATTCTAAATCTTTCTTTTTCAGCTTCTGTGTCTAATTTCTTTTCATTAAACGTACCGTCATCTTCACGAGCTTTAGCTAATATAGATTTATTTTTTTCTACGTCATCAAATATACTTTCACCTAAGATAACTCTTGCTTCATTAAGAATGTTAGACAATCCTTCTACACGAGCTCCACCTCTTGCAGCAGATGCTAAGAATGCACCTTCACCACCGCCTCTAGCACCAATACCAGTATTGTCTCTTAAGAAACCACTAGTTTCTGCTTTTCTTTGTCTAAATGATTTACCAACATTACCACCTAAACCAGCAAGACCTACTTGTACTCTTCCGTCTACACCTGTACCTGGTATTCCTTGTTTTTGGAATTCATCTAAAGTTTCACCAGCTGTTCTAGCAGCTGTTCTCATTGCAAAAAGAGCTAATGTTATTGCAGAAATTGTTTTTGCCATTGCTGTAAGTCCTGCAATAGTAGTTCCAGCACCTATTGTTTGTAGTGATTGTATAAAATTATTAACAGCAGGTAATGCATCATTACCAACATCAATAGCTATAGCTTGTATTTGATTTCTAAGTAAAGTTACTTGAGATGTTACAGTTTCATATCTTTTTTCTGCCTCTGTTTGTAAAGCGTTATTTAGTACAAATTCTTCGTTAGCAGAATTTAAAGCATCTTTAACATCGTCAGCTGCTAAAGCCATAGAACGTAAAGCTCTTAATGTTCTTTGTTGAGCTAGACCAAGTTCTTCTAATAATGAAACAGTGTCTCCACCAGCAATACCTACTTTACCTAATCCTTCTAAGAATGCTACGAAAGCATCAGCTGGTGATAATTCAGCAAGTCTTGAAAACTCATCTGTTGTCATTTGAGACACTTGTGCAAATATTGAAAGTTCTCTACCACCTTGTAAAACGGCTGTCGACATTGTATCTAAAGCTCTAGCTACTGCTGTAGAACCTGCTTGTGTTTGCTGACCAACCTGTTTTAAGGCAGCAGCTAATGCTAATGAATCAGCGGCAGCATTAGAAGTAGGGGATTCTAATAACTCCATTGCAGCTGCAATCTTTTGTGCAGCATTTACTATTTCTGATTCTGTAGCAGCAAATTCGTTACCTAAACGAACTACAACAGAAGCTAAATTTTCAATTTGTCTTTCAGGGGTTCTAGTTATTGCGGATAATCTTGATAATGCAAAAGCACCGTCTTCAGCACTTAAGTTTGTTGCTACGGTTAGCTTAGCTATTGTTTCAGTAAATTTTGTAATATTGACAGCTTCTACACCTAACTGTCCACCAATCTCTGCTATTTTGTTTAAGTCGTTTGCAGCAACTGGAGCTTGTGTAGATATGTCTACAATACTTTTAGCAAGTACTTTAAAGTTTCTTTCAGTTTGTCTAGCTGCTTGACCACTAAAATCAAGAGTTTTCTTAACGCCAGCAAATGAATCTTGAAATCCTACTGCACCTCTAATAGCTACATTAAATGCAGCAAATGCAGCACCACCAATAGCAGCAAATGCAGGAATAAAAGAAGACATTTTATTTGCAGCTAATGCAGTTCTTTTTTGAAGTTGTGTTAATTGACCAGCAGTTTGTTTAGCTGCTTTAGATAGAGAAGCGTTATCAGCATGAAATTGAAGAGCTACACTTACTGTTGATGCTCTTGTGCTGCCTTTAATAGCCATTTGTTATTCCCTACTTCTTAGTACCTTGGTTCCTACTTTCTGCTACAAACTGTTCCACTGAAACTGTTTGCCTTGGTCTGTTTCCTCTTCCTCTGATTCTGTCCATCTCTTTTTTAGCCCAACCTTTCGGTGGCTTATTGCTATGTTCAGAAACATATTCTTCACCGTCCATAACGGCTTTATAATATGGTGCATAAAATACTGATACGTCAAGTGGAAGATTAGTTAGTAGATTCATAAACCTTCTCCATGATAGATTAGCAGGTTCTTTTATACGGTAGTGTCTTTGAAAGTCAGCCTCTAGTTGAGCCCATCGATAAATTATATCCATGGTCTCAAATCTTATTTTGGGGCGTCTTCGTCTCCTTCATCGACTTCAACTTCTTCTTCACCATCAGGTGTTACATTGTATTCTTTTAATAAGAATTCTAGTAATTGTTCAAGTTGTTCCCAAGTAGCACCATCTTCAAGAATTTCTTCCATTATGTCTTCACCAACTATTGATGATAACCATTCTGGAATTGCTGCTGTTGGCATGGCACCAGTTTCGTCCATCCAACGCATTTGAGCTAATACTGTTCTTGCAGGTAATGCAGGTGGGAATTGATATGTTTTCCCATTTAGTTTTATTGTAATTGGTTCCTTAGCAGATTCTTTTGCACCTGCGTCGAAATCCATGTATCTTTTGTCAGCCACGCCGACCTCCAATCGTTCTCATTATTATTTAATTTTAACTATCTTAGTTAATGTCGAATACGTCAGAGTCATTTGTATTATCAATGATTCTGAATAATTCTGTGTACTGTGCAACAGATTTTGGTTTTAACACCTTAAACTCTACACCGATAACAACCTTTTGAGGTGCTTTTTGATGAGCCATTGAGAAAGCTCCAACGTTTACTGCACGTGGAATCTCAACATGTCTATCAGCACCAGCAGGTCCGTCAACAATTAACAATAATGATTTCTCATCATAGTCATCTGTTGATGGAGGAATGATAGCATTGTAACCAGATTGGTATCCATTGCTTCCATCTCCTGTTGTTATAGAACCACCACCAAGAGCTACTAATAAGTTAGCTTGTGAAGCTTGTGCAAGTTCACCAGTTAATCTAACTTCTTGAGCAGTCTTGAAAGTAGCAATTGGGTCAATTTCTTCAGCGACCATAATGTCTTCAAATGTTTTATCCATTTCAAGAGTCCAGCCGTCTTCAGAATATCCTACGTCAACCCAGTCAGATGCAGGGCTTGACCATGCACTTGAACCGTCATCTGTAGGAAATGCAATGTAATCGCCAGAAGCATTACCTTCGTTAGCGATTGCAGCTACATATAGTACCCCAGTACCAACAATAACTTCGGATATTGTACCATTTGTACTTGGCATAATTATCTCCTAATTACTCTTCTTCTACTTCAGTATCTTGCAAGACACTGCCATTTGAGGCAAAGTCTTCAATGTCGGTGTCATCCACATAATCATCTGAAGGTTCATTGTCTTCCTCTTCAGCGATTTCCTCATCAACAATAAGCAAAGGATAACTTTTACCATCTAAGGTCCAAGTTTTCTCTTTTAGCCTATCCCATTCAGAGGACTCAAGTTCCGTCCCACTGTTTGTCTGAAAAGTTTTTCCAGACACAACATCTTTAGCAGAGTTTGCTTTATTGAATAGAGGATTGAGTTTTACTACAATCTTCTTATTCTCGTCTTTACTTCCAAACATAATTCTCCTAAACTGCCCTGTAAATCATACTCAGTGTTATTGAGTACCGACCTAAACCAGTTGCAGTCTCTTCAATTCTTGACGGTGTTTGCACTATTTGAAAGCCGTATATTTTAGCTCTCAAGGGCGTATCATCGTCACTTGTTATATACCCATTACTATAGTTAAAAGCTGACTGAATTATGGTATTTGCAACAGAATATGCTGTTCCATAATCAGGTGTAGTGGTATCTGCTGTACCACCCCATTTACCTGCATATACGTCAATAGGCATAGTTGCTGATTGCATATGTGCTTCACTAAATGGATTTACTACTTGTCCACCTGCTCTAAATAATGTAACAAATGGCAACTCTGCATCTCTAGGTAATCTAGTAGCAATTCTACTTCCTACAACTGCATTTATGTTTGTATCCTGCAACATCCATTTTCTCAATATAATTTCTGCGTCTGGTGGTGCAAGTTGATTTCCGTCTAAAGTATTTGGCATATGATTATCCTAACAGATTAGTTTAAGAGTATGTTTTTTAACATTTGTAAACCACTTACTGAATTACCTGCTACATCAGGAGTAGTCTTACTTAATACAGCTTGATAGTAAGCAATTTTAGATTTATCAAGAGCTTTTGGTGGACCAAAATTTTTGCTTTTAGCATTAAAACCATATTGTTTTTTATTTAGTGGATGACTAGGGTCCATTGTTGTTTGAAAGTAAGCACTAACAGCTGCTGAGTCTTCTAATGACAATAATAAATGAATAACGTTTTCGTTATGACCTGAAAATCTAACATTTTTAATTAATCTATTAAGAGTGTTTTGTAAATTTTGACCAGAAGAAGTTTCTGCTCTATCACCGTAGTCTGTTTTTTTAACGTCTCTATAGTATCTTAACTTTTTACTTTCATTTACCCATGTAAATCCACCTTTGTTAATTTGATTTCTTATTGTCTTGTAATCTTTTATTATTTGTCTAGATTCAGGAGAACTCAAATCGATTCTATGTTCTTTTAAAATATGTTCTCCATCTAAATTAAAAAAGAATTTTTGTCTAGTACTGTGACCACCAGATTTAGTCTGTGAAGTAGCATCACCGTAAACATTTGTTTTACTTGCATTTACACTTCTTCCAAAAACTCCTTGTGCTGATTTTTCTCTAGCGTTTTTCATAAACTGCTTGTAATCTTCTGGACCATCAAATTCAACACCTTCTGGGTCTAGTTTGATTTTTTTATTATCATAGTGACCCCTCCACTTACCAGAACCACTTCTGTCATAGTATCGACCAGTTTTTTTAACTCCTATACCTGCTTCTTTTGCTAATCTTAAAATATCATCATTATTTAATAATTCTTGACCATAACCTGCAAACTGAACAAACTCACCAAAATCAGAAATACCTAAACTTTTTATGTGTGCCATAGAGTCTGCAACATCTTCTAAAAGTAGCGCTCTTTTTTCTTTTATAGCCTGTAGTACTTCATTGTTTATTGGTTGAGCTTTACCACCAACAATTGCTTCAAAAAATCCATCATCTACTAAAGTTTGTTCAAAATTAGTAAATTGTCTAATTCTCATAATTTCACGTCCAGCCATACGACCAGTAAAAGGAATAGTTCTACCCTTAAAATCAACTTTTGGACGTGCAGCAGAGGATTGTATTACTCCTTCTAAGTGTTTGTTTACTTTATTTGTAATAACCTTTAGAGCTTTTTCACCAGTCCAGTCATCTGTTCCACCAAAATGTTCTTGAAATATACCTAAATTTTCAGGATTTTGAAATTGGTTTTCTAATTTTAAAACTTCTTTTTCGTAAAATTTATCAGCAGTTTGCTTAGCAGATGCCATAGCTCTATCTACTACAATTTTTTCATCTTGAGATAATTGAGCATAGCTTCTTCCACCAGCTTCAACTTGTCCATTTTTACTTAATTTTATATTTTTTAATTTTGGATAACTTTTTAAATGAGGTTCTAAATTTTCTTTTAATTTAGTCATTTGTAATGCTTGTGATTTTAGTTCGATAGCTTTATAAGCTTCTGCTATGGCTTCACCAGAAGCTTTTTGTAGCTCCGCTAATATTGCACCTTCTACGTCTGAAGCGTCAAAAATACCACCATATAAGTTTTGATTTTGTAGTTTTTGTGTATCTAAAAATGGTCTGTTGCCAAATCTATTTCGACTCATACCCATAGCTTCTAGATGGTCGTCTCCCATAACTATTCCAGCTCTACCTCCTCTACCTACTCTTCCTAATCTTCTATAAAATTCATTGTTAGCAAGTTCAAAATCTCCTGTTAAATTTATTCTTTGCATATGTTCTGTAATAACATTTTTAATTTTATCTAAGCCATTTTCAAAACCAGCAGGGTATTGACCTGGATTTAAATCTACTAAAGATGTAGTACCATCTGCTAATGTTCTAACAACTGAAGTAGAGCCACCATAAAATGTTTTACCTTTATCATATTTGTCAAAGTATTGATTTATTCTTCCATCAGATATTTTACTTCTTTTAACTGATTCAAATCTTCCAGTTTGATTGTTAAAAGCAACATCTCTAGCCCTTTGTGCGTTCTCTTGTGCAAAATCTCTAACTCTTCTGTCAACAATTAATTTAAATTCAGATTTTTGTTGTCTTTCTTTATTTCTACCTCTTGAATCAAACTTGTCTCTATTTTTTTTCATGTGATGTAAAACACCACCCTTAGCTTGTGAATAACTTATATCACCATCTACATCTAACATTTGAGCAGCTCTTTCACCTGCTCTAGTCAAAAATAAACTTCTAGGGTAAACAAATCTATCGCTCCTGTTTCTTAACGACCCTTGTTTGTCAGTTGCAGGACCACCAAACTCTACTTGTTGAGCATCTTTAAGACCTTCACCAAACGTTACACTAAATCCTAAAAAACCTCTGTTGTCATTTGCATTACCACCAATTAAAGGTGCATCTCTAGTTATAGAAGACTGTATTAATCTTTGACTGTAAATTGCATTGTCAAATTCATATTGAAGAACTGGGTTGTCTATTACTGTTTGTCCTACTTCTCTGTGTTTTTCATAATCTACAAATCCGTCACCTGGTCCAGCCATAATTCCAAAATTTTCAACATATTCATTTAAATCAGAAACATTCATATCTCTTGGTCTGAGCCTTAATTGCCCATTTTCGTTTATATAAGTCATAACACCAGGTGCACCCCTTTTTGTTTTTTTCACATATTCAAAATCCTTTTTTTTATCAGGTTTAGATGTGTGTCTTCTAATATTGTTAAATTTTTTCATGTCTCCTTTATCCAATGCTTCACGAGCTTTTTCGTTTTGAGCATCACGACCTTTTTTTCTTCTAGTTTCCTGTTTTTCCATTCTCTCAACATAGTGAGGAGCAAAAGTAGCTAAATCACCAGGGGTATACATACCACCTGTTGATAAATCTATATCAGGACTTTCATAATACATATTTCCATTACTATCAAAAGATATTCCGTTCATACTAGAGTTTCCAGGTAAAACATCTCTACCAAAATCATATAAAGTATTTTGACTATTAATTCCATAAGTACCACCGCTAAGACCTTTAAGCATATTTGCTCTGTCTTTACCAAAAGCATTTAAAACATTTTCTATCTGGTCTTCAGACATATTATCAACTTGACTATCAGCAAATCTTTGTAGCGCCATTACTTCTGGTGCGGTAAAACCAGCTTCAACTAAATTTTGAGTTGTTTGACTGTTTCTTTTAGATGCTCTAATTCCAGCTTCATTTAGTAATCCATCTTGTTTTTCTTGGTCTTTTCCCACACCAAAACCACCTAGTTTATAATTAGGAGCATTTTTTATAGCTTGAGCATGTGTCTTCAATTGCCATTGTGGACCAATAGCGTTAGCTTTCATTAAATCTGCTGTAACATCTTTTTGAACTTTTTGTACATTATCAATAGAGAAATCGACACTTACAAAATATTTCATAGCATTAGTAAGTATTTGTCTTGACATATGACCAGCTTGAACACGCATAAACCTACCAAAAGGACCACCGCCTTGAGGTACTATTTTACCCTGTACTCTACCTAAAGCTCTACCACCAACAATCCAAGCAGCACGACCCATAATAGATAATGCAAAGTTTTGTGTTGAAGCAAACGATTGAAAAGTGTTATAACTTTGAAGTATTGAATACATAGAATTAGACAATCTATCAAGTGTTTGAGTTCTTGCACCAATAGATTTAGACCAGTTGTAAGTTCTTAAACCTTTAAATAGTTGAGCTTCTGTTCTTCTTGATATAAAAACATCAGGTCTGTTTTCACCTACATATGTAACTTTAGAAGTTACAACTGATTCTCCTAGACCACTAGATACTCTTTGTTTTGAAGTAATAGCCATTATTCATAAAAAAGAAGATTAACTCTTCTTAAATAATTTATGCCATCACGGTTTTTAGCTGTTTGTATTGAGTCTATTTCATAGTATTTACCTGTACTAGGTTCATAAATTCTATCCGATGATTTTATATCAACACTACCATCTAAATATAAAATCCAAGACTGCACTACTGTATTTCTGCCATCTCTATTTTCTGATTCACCAATAATTTGCAATCTACATGCATTATTAGTACTTAAATCAGACCAAGAAGTTGACTGTAAACCTCTGCTATCAACAGAAGAATCATCAACTCTTTGTACGTTTACTTTATTAATAAATAATCTTTGTGGTATTCTTCCTGCCATATAATTAAATTTAGCAAGAAATTTAGAAATTTAGGTATTGTGATTTGTCTTTAGTCTTTTTTTTCTTCGTTCTTTAGATTGGCAAGACTTACAAATATGGGCATAACCATCTGGAGAAGTTCGCTTAGCGTTAAAAGAACCAACAGATAGATTTTTTTGACAAAACCAACAATCTTTAGTTTTAATACTTTTATCTTGATTCTTAATTTTATCCAAGCAAACATTGCAATATCTATTATAACCGTCTTTATATTTTTGACTTTTAGTATATTCTAATAAGTCTTTTGTTACTTCACACTTGTAACATTTCTTAGTAGTTTTATCAACAGACATAAAATTTGCATTAGCTTTATCAACTTTATCTTTAAGTTCTGGATAATTTAGTAACCATGTTTTAAATTTATCAGGACCAATAGGTAAATCTTTAAACAATTCTCTACTTGAAGGTGAATAACCTTGTATTTCTATTCTTTTAATTATTTCATCAGTTAATTCTGGTGTTGGTGTTTTATAGGTTTTAAATCCACACTCTTCTTTTATTTGTCTAACTCTTTCAATAGAAACATTCCATTCTAAAGACCATTCAGTTAGTGATTTGTTTGGTTTAGATTGAAATAATAACTTAGCTTCTTCTAAGCTAGGTGCTTTTTTATTAGGCATTATATAAAATAACTTTTCCTATACGGTGACAATAACTGCATATCTGATGATGATAATGGAGCTATTGAAAGTGCATCTAATCCAACAGTGTATACTTGGCTATATTCTCCAATAGATTCTGAACCTGATAGGTTCATATTACCTGCTTGACTAGCACCTTGAGCAGATATTTCACCAGGGTCTTGTTGTGATGAGACTGCAACAGTAGCTTCTAATAATCTAGCTGCTGCTCTTGATGAAACCATCTTTATTTGTATAGGTAAGTCAGTTGACACACCACCACCGAATGCTGTATAACCAGATACATAGGTTACTACAATATTTTGTTCCCTCGCATAAGACCACCTTTTACCTAGTCGTCTTAATCTCCCACTATCATAAAATACAAAATCTGCTTGATTACCTTCTGTTAATGTATATTCATCTTCTACTACAGATGTAATAGAATGTACAGGAAGGTGTCTTAAAAATATTTCTTTTGTTTGGTCACCAGTAAAAGTTTCTGTTTTAGTACCATACTCTAGGTCATAACCTACATATTGATTTATTGCTGCGTCAACAAAAGGAATTATATTATTAGTTAAATGAGTCTCTAAGTCTGAGTCAAAGTCTATTTGAGTATAAGACTCTACATCAGATGCCGTTGAGAAAGCCATTTAGACCTCCTACTTATCTTCGACGTCTTTTTTAACTGCTTTATCTTCTACGTCTGATTTTTTAACTGCTTTTTCAGCTGGAGCTTTTTTAGCTGCTGCTTTTTTCTTAGCAGGAGCTTTTTCTTTCTTACCCCAACCTTGCTCTTTGAGCCATTCAGTAGGGTATTCTTTACCAGCTTTAGCAACTAAATCTGCTTGAGAAGTTGGCACATCTACTGGGTTACCTTCCCAAAGCTTTCCATCAGGTAGCTTATAAATATTTTTTTCTGGAATTGTATACATAATCATTAATCCTAACTTATAAAATAAAATTACTTGGTATTAGAAAAGGGCTTCCGAAGAAGCCCTTATTCTACACTATCGTCTAAATCAAACTTAGAAGTTTGTTATAGAACAGAAAGCTGTTGGTCTGTAAATGACAAAGCCCATTCTCATGGTTAATCTGATAGCTAGTTGATTCTTCGCAAAGAAGTCACTGTGGCTGTCAGAAACTGCAAGGTCTACACCTTGTCTCATTACCATTTGAGCAGCATCGCCACCACCGAATTTACCGACTAATGCGGTACCTTCAGCAATTGCTGTGCTTGGGACAACTTTAAGACCCCATAATCTAGCAGCTACATCGCCACCAAAGCCGCCTGCGGCTACGATTAATGGATTCTTAGAAGCAAGACCTGCGGTTGCATCTCCTGCTTGGTCAGTTACAGCAGTAACAATTTGATACCAGTCACTTGGGTGCATAACAACTGAATCAGGCTCGACGAAAGCGTCTTTTCTGATTTCTGTTATTGCTTGATAAATTTGTCCAAGTCTGTTCAATTCTCCAGAATATGAAGAATAGTCAAATGTGTTAATACCAGATTTGTTTAATACACCAGTCAAGTTTGGAGCTGAACCATCACCGTTTAGTAATTGGTTGTCCATTCTTAATCTCATCATAGTTGTGAGACGTGAATTAACATATCCTTGGATACCAGAAACGTCAGCCAACAATTCATCTGTCACAGGCAAGAAAGTAGCAATCTTACGAATGCTTTCTGTTCTTTCTGTGAATGCCAATGCTGATTCGTTTGCACTGGAGATGTCTCCAGATTCTGCAATTTCACCTGCATTGTTTGTGAAAGTTGTCTCTTCAAGATATACATATGCATTTTGGTTTGTTGTGATTTGGTCAAACAATCCAATTACAGCATTTGGGTCTCTTAAAGCTGTCTCTAATATTCCAGGTGCTCTTAATGACTCTGGTGGATAACCTGTGGTATTTAATGTTGTTTTAAATTCTGCTTGAGAATCTACGCCTTTAACACCATTGCTTAAGTATGATTTATAAGCATCAGTATCTGTGAATTGCTCACCTATTGTTTTAATGCCAGCTGGAGCTTCTTCAGCAACAGGAAGTTCGTTAGCAACTTCGTTGCTTACTTCCATAGCTTTTTCATTAGCAGCTTTTGATTCTTCAATCTTAAGCTCATCTAATGAACCAGCAAGTTCCTCATTAAGACCTTTGATTTTCTCTTTTTGGTCTGCTGAGTACTTACCATCTTCAGCTGGAGCATCAAATACAGATTTAAGCTCTTCACGAGACTTAGCAATATTTTCTCTAAGCTCTTCTACTTTACTCACTGTAAATTATCTCCTATTAGATTACTTATACTTCAGTGTCGTCAGCCTCAACAACCATAGCATCTGCTAATAGTCTTTGAGACTCTGCCCACACTTCGTCGTCAAGGTCTTCTTCTTCGACTGATTCAGTGTTATCTACTGGAACTTCTTCAACTTCTACCTCAGATTCTTCAGGGTCCTCTGTGTCTTCCTCTGGTTCGATAGCTACGTCAGTATCTACTGAGTCTGTTGGTTCTTCAACAACAGCTTCAGCAGCTTCAGTTTGTTCTTCGTCTAAGTCGTCTTCTAACTCTAAAGCACCTTCGGTTCCGACTTCTTCAATAAATTGGTCCAATTCGGTCCAAGCATCTTGTAAGTCTTCCTGAACTGCCCTTAATGCTTCAGTAGCCTTGACTCCTATTTTCCTTCCATCTTTTGCACGTAACATCGCAATGGCGTTAGCACGTGTCATCAAGCCGTTCAATGCAGCAAGCACATCTTTGACTTCTTCCGAAAAAGTTTTAGAAACTTCTTCTGAATTCTCTATATCATCAGACTTTTTCATATCTTTGGCACATTTACCAGTTTTGTTATAGTCACAATGTCCATAACCTTTTTCGTCTGACTCTTCTACCACAGGAGTTGAACAGTTGCAATCGCAACCTGATTTCTCTTCTTCAACTTCTTCCTCTGGTTCTTCGTTTTCAAAAAATGTAGAATGACCAAGAACACCTTTTTCACCAGCCATTTCTTCTAATAACTCTTTATTAGATTTAATAGCCATTGTGTATGTGTCTTGGTTAGCACCTACTAATACAGGAGATACCTCGTAGACTGATAAGTCTTTTAAGTATCTTGCGTCAACATCCTTATCACCGCTCTTAAATTTACCTCTTTCACTATCGTTAACTCTATATCCAAATGACCATTGTTGTAAGTCACCCATAGCTTTAACTAAGTTGTATGCTTCTTTACCTGATTCAGTATCCATAAAAAATGAACCTTCAAAAGTAGCTTTATCGCCATCTTGTTTTATTTCACCTTTACCAATTGGCATATCCCATTTATGAGCCCATACCATTGGAACTGAACCTGATTTGAATCCTGATTTGATAGCGTCAGGAATTACTACATCACCGTCGCTATCTAAAGTATTGAAAACCGAGAAAACAGCAGAAACTTTTCCTTCGTTGTCTGCTTTAAATTCTAAGTCGATATTTTTAATTTCACTCACGAGTGCATCTCCTATAAATTGTTAACAAATTTAATAAGGTGCATATATATTAGACTTTAACAAATGTCTTGAAAATGCGTGGTATTATTTTGTGATGTCTTTAATGACAGTTAATTTGGAGACTGGCATGGTAACTTTTCTATCAGTCTTTTTATGTTTACCATCTTCCATTATTGCCCATACTTGCATAGTAGCTTCATCGCCACTAACACTAGTTACTACACCATGAACAGTTGAAGGTGGGTCGGGGTCCTTATTGATTGACCAACTGACAGATTGTCCAACTCTAACACTTGCTGCCTTTTCCCCACTTTTTTTAGATGAGAGTGGGTGGGAAGAAGGTAGTAAATCTTGGTCGTAAGGTTTTCTTTTAAATCTACCAGTTCTCAAAGCATGAAGGAACCCGTTAACTCTGGCTACTCCCCACTGGTCAGCTCCAGTTACATTACCACGAACTGATGATGGGTTTGTACGATAAGCACCAACACCTCTGTTAAATACAGATACTAATGTTCTTAAATTAGTTCTGTACTTAGGATTTTTCGCATTGTGTTCTTTTACTTTATTAGTAAGAGTTTTGCGAATTCTATCTGAAACAGCTTTAGCAGCATTTTCATCAGCCATTTTACTGGCTAACTCATAAGCAGCTTTACGCCTACTTCTAACTACTTTCATTTGGTCAGATATAACTTTTTTCATAGCAGGAACACCCATGTTTAAAACACCACCCCACTTAATAGCAGCAACAACACCAGCTAATCTGTTATTGTTTTGATGTCTTCCCATAAATCGCTCTCTTCTACGTACCCAGCTAAGAACTGATTCACTTCTATCACCAGATTGATATTTAGTCCATCTAGCAAAAGCATCATTACCTGTAAACGAAGTAGGAGGGTTACCACCATTTCCACCTCGTCTCCAAATTTCTGGGTAATTCTCTTTTAGGTTTTTTGCATAACCATAAGGAAACATTTTATATTTAGAATTAGAAATACTTACAGCCATGTCATCACCAGGGCTTGGAAAATTTGTTCTATCTTTCTTAGGTTTTTCTTTTTTTATATTTTCAGGTTCCATCTCAAAAACTTGTTCCATAACTACTTCGGCTTCTTCTGTTGATACTTTCAACTCCTCAACTATACCATCAATAAAAGATTTTTTGCTTCTTTCAAATGCTTCGTGACTTGCACAAGGCATATAGTATGTCATGTCTTCAATTTTATGAGTATGAAAACCAGAACAACCTATTTGTCTAGCTCTTTCTTCAGCAGCTTCTCTAGTTGTAAACATCCACATATTCCTTGATGGTCTAGGAGCAACTGCTTGTCTAGTAGTCTCAGGTGCGGCATCAACACTATCCATTTTTTGGTCATATAATTTTCTTAAAAGTTTTGCTTCATAACTAGCTTCATCTGAACTAGCAGCTCTAAGTTGTTCTGATTGAGTATCATTGTTTTGTGTATCTTGTTGTTCTTCAGTTGGTGCTTGAGGTACTGTTGATTGACCATCTGCATCAACTTGTAACATATTCATTGGTCTTAAATATACGTTATGTTTTTCATCAACATCAAGACCAACTACTTTTCTAGCTTCACCAATAGTTATCCAACCACCAGATACACCCATGTTCACTCTTTTATAAAGTTCATCCATATCTGTTTGTAAAGCTCTTACATTTTGAATATCATAATCACACATCATTTGACTATCGCCAAAATCTGGTATAAGTAATTGATGTGTTAGTTCATTAGAAACTGTTTTCCACAATGGAACTAATTTCTGCTCAGTAAAAAATTCTCTTAGTTCAGCAGTATTGTTGTATGTTGCTGCGTCCAAACCAGCTCCAAGTCCAGCAAGAATTGCTGGTACACCTAAAACAGCAGAAACTCTTTCTTCAGGCAATCTTCTTAATTCTTGTAATTTCATTTGGTCAGGTGAAAAAGAAACAACTTCTACAGACATAGCACCAGAAAGAACCATTGGTTGACCTCTATTAGCACCACCAAATTTTTGTTTGTAAGAAGATGCTATAGCTTCAGCTTCTTCTCTAGTAGGTCCACCCATAGCATCATTTCTTGGTGACAGTACAACTCCTGGTACTGCTAAGTTTGTTAACAATGCAGAAGAATATTGACCTGCTGCTTCATCTCCAACTAATTCTCTTAATATAGATTTAAGCGGTGCATGACCTCTTCTATGGTCATTTGGGTCAATACCTTGACGTATATGAATTACATCTTCTACTTTTAACTTTACAGGTTCACCTGCAAGTTCATTTTTAGAATGTGCATAATATTCATAATGTGTAATAAGTTTATTAGTGTTACCTCTAACACTTACCAAGTTAGGCATTAAAGGTACTAATTGAACAACTTTACCTTGTGCGTTTCTATTCTTATAAATAAATGCATCACCATGTGCATTTAAAGAAATTACAATATAGTGTGATAAAAGACTTGAAGACATAAACTCATTAGGTCTTCTATAAAGTTCTGTAACTGGATGTTTATAATCGACTTCTCTGTCACCAAAAACTTGGTCTCTTTTTACTACTTGAAGTTGTGGTTCTGCGAAAGATGTAGCTAATACATTTAAACAAGCTACTACTGCGGAGTTTGCAGTACCGTCTCCTATTTCTTTTAATTGTTCTGTTTCCCAAAAACCTGCTGTTGAATTGTAGCCATAAATAGACGTATCACGACTAGAAGACAAGCTTTGATTGTAGCTTGCCATTTTTCTTAGTCCAGCTTCACTCGGTTTATTTAAGTAATCTGATATTCTTGCTATAAAACTTTTATCTTCTGCCATATTAAAATGCTTGCCAGCTTCTCCTCTGAACTAATGCTTGGACCCCGAGTGTCAGTGCATCGACAATATCATCATGTCGACCAACTGGAAATGTCATCAGTTCTCGCTCTAACTCTTCTAACCACGATGCATTACGACGAAACAATACATCGCCTGACTCCATCCTAGCCGATAAAGGTAAAGCCTGTGTTATTTTATCTTTACTAGCGTCCATCTCTCTAACTCTCATACCAACTCTTTGAGCCATTTGAATAAAGTTTTTAGAAAATCCTTGTTTTTCTATACAAACGTATGCCCATTTGTACTTATTATACAACTGTTGAAGAGTAGGAACTATATCAGGACCTTCTATTTTTACCCTTACCATGTCTTCTACAAATATTTTCATATCTGGTGAGATAGCACATGAAAGAATAACTGTATAATCTGAGTCTGTTTTTGTAGTAACAGCTAAGTCAGCTGTACCAAAATGTAACATTTCAGCTGGATTCCATTGAGAACCACCACCAATGTATAGTCTATCTTTTATATCAAAGTAAGACATCCACTCTGGTTTAAGCATTCCTTGACCTGCGTCAACAAATTCAGCTAAATACTCTTGAGCAAAAACAATAGAGCCTACTTCATCTTTTGCAGAATCTATTTCATCGTCATCAATCATTGGGTTGTCGTAAGTAGAATATCTAAACCTTTCCCAATTAGGTGAGTTTTCTGCTACTTCCCATAAATCAAAAAACCAATTATCCATACCCATAGGTGTACTAATAAATAATGCAGAACCTTTTCTTTCTGTAAGAGTAGGACGTAATACTTCTTGCCAAACATCAGGTTTAATAAATGCTGCCTCGTCCATTACTAAGAAATCCAAACCTTCACCACGTAACCTTTGTGGATTATCAGCAGATTTACAAGATATAGAGCCACCATTAGGAAAAATAACTTCCATGTTGGCTAAAGAAACTTTAGGTTGTATTTCTGGTGGAAAAGAATAAGCTGCGTTTTCTAGTGCTCTCCAACCAACTCTAGCTATAGCAAATGTTGGTGCAACCCACCAAGCTCTAACACCATTAAGAGCAACTTCCATACACATGTGTATACCAAGACGAGTTTTACCAAACCTACGACCAGCACAAAGAATTTTCCATCTGCTATTTGATTTAGCAACTTCTTTTTGATTTTCATGAAGTCCAGGTAATTCAGGAACATAAACTGGCATTACTTTTTATTTCGTTTAAGTTCTAAATATTCTTGTACTAATTTTATATATTCTCTTCTAGAGGCAACTTGTTGTTTACCAGTATATATATCTGAATGCCACTTGCAGAACATAGCTACATTGTCAGAATCATAAGCTCTAGTGCTATCTCTACCCATTGTTCCTATTTTTTCAATCATTGTAAGTTTTAGAAACTGAGCTTCTTTACATCCAGTCCACTCACATTTGTATCTAGCTCTAATTAAAGCTTCTTTTCTTGTTTGATTTATATTTTTTGGTCTTACCATCTAAACTTCTTTTTTTTCATTTCGTTAAATTGCTTATAAGACTTAGCACTTAAATTACTTGGGTCTTTTTCCCATTCTACATCAACAGGTGTCTCAAACATGACATTCTTTGAAACTAATCTTTTAGAATCAGATTTACACTTTGGACACTTAATTAAAGGGTCTTCTGTTATTTTATGTGTTACTTCAAATTCAAAATTACATTTATGTAAAATACATTGGTAATCATATCTAGGCATATCTATTTAAAAATCCTCTTAATAAAGCTTGATACTCTTTTTGAGCACCAACCTGTTGTCTTCCATCAAAAATATCGTGATGATACTTACAAAGTATAGCAACATTTTCTGGGTCATTGGATATATTTCTATCTCTTCCTCCCATACCTATTGCTTTTATGTGAGCCATCTCTAACCATTGTCTTTCATCACAACCAGCCCACTCACATTTATTTTTAGCACGTTTTAATGCAGAAGCTCGTAAATCAGATTTATTTATTTTACCAGTGCCTTCTCTTTTCTTTTGACCCATGCCAGATATGCCAAAGCTAGCACTTCTACGTTTTTTAAATTCAGAGTAAGTTTCGTTTTCTGGGTCCCATTGAACAGTCATAATAATATTTTACCAGATTTTCATTTTAGATACAGCTCTTCCAAAGAAGAGCCGATGATGGGAGGAGGTCGGTGTGGATGCCGACAATTTAACTTTAGCTCTTAAAAGAAAATCCTGTGGTATTTGACAATGAAGGGTAGCTTGCTAAAACTATGAAGGCAATATTATCTAATTCGTCTTTTGCTGAAAGTCCACTATGGATTTTAAAAGTATCTATGACTTGTTTGTCTTTAATCATCTCTACTAGAATTTTTCCGTTTTGTTCTGTTTCAGGTTTTGTTTTAAATCTTATACCGCTAATTATGTAATCCATTGTTTTACTACCATATCATTTAAAAAATAGAATCGTCGTCTTTGTCCTCTATTGGAGACATTTTTCTTTCTTTACGAATTGCACGACGCTCTCTTTCTGATTTTCCTCCCCAAATACCAAAACGCTCTCCTCGTTGGAGAGCTTGTTCTAAGCATGGTTCTTGTACTGGACACTGATTACAAATGGCTTTCGCTTTTTTCGTTGAACTCCCTCGTTCTGGAAACCACTCGTCTGCATTTAACTCGGGATATAAAATTGTATTACAAGCAGCTTTTGAATACCACTTCGGTATACCAAGCACATCAGCTAATAAGCTAACCTTATCCTCATCCATATACAAAACTCTACATAGATTTACTAAGCATTAAAAGATTTATTAAGGGAAAGTAATGCAGAATAACAATATGTAGGGTAAGAC